AGATTCAGCAAACTACTCCTTTAATAAATCACACTCAATTAGTTATGCGATTCTCGCCGCTATCACAACTTATCTAAAGTTTAAGCACCCGCAAGAGTTCTTCCTTTCCTTGCTTAAAATGACCAAGCATGAGCCAGACTCTCATGCTGAGATAGCTCTTATCAGTCAAGAGTTGTGTCAGTTCAACATGAAGCTTTTGCCGCCAGATTTATCAAAATCAGACATTAACTTTGGTATAGAAGGCAGCAATATTAGATACGGAGTTAATAGTGTCAAAGGGGTATCAGAAAAAACCTTAGAGAACTTAGTTGATTTTAGAAAAGCCCAAGAGACTAACCAAAACAAGTATGATATATTTACTAATGCTAAACAGTCAGGCATTAATATTGGAGTCCTTTCTGGTTTGATTCAAGGAGGTACAATGGATTCTTTTTGTGAAAAAAGCTCAACTTTACCCAATCGATGTCGCTTAGTTTTAGAAGCTCAGTCTTTTAATATACTTACCGATAGAGAGAAGAGAAATATTATTCAAATCGGAGAAGAGTATAAACACGACGTTCTAAACACTATTCAAGCAATAGTTAAGGACTCCCTGGTCGCCGATGATGGCAGACCAATTATGAAGCCATCACGCTTTCAAACATTCAAAAAGAAATACACAGGCTATAAGGATATATATGAAAAAAATAAAAATCACCTTGAGTTTGCTAATTGGTTTTTCGAGAGAAAGTATTTAGGTTATAGCCACTCTACAGAAATTAAAAAAGTTTTTAAAAACTCTGGTAATCTTTATAACAGCTTAGAAATGAAATCCATAGCTGACCATGATAGAGTAAAGTTTGTTGGCGTAGTTACGGATTGCATCTCTAGAACAAGTAGAAATGGCAACAAGTACATGAGGGCCGAAGTTCAAGATGATTTTGGTAAGGTCAATTTTATGCTTATGAATAATAGAAGGTCTGCTACCCTAGATAACTATCTAAACAATGGAGGCAAAAAACCCAAAGAAGGAGAAATAGTCTTTGTTTATGGAAGCAAGGGAGATGACGTTATCTTTGGAGAAAAACTTACAATCCTTGATGAGAAAATTTATACAAAACTATCAGAAATAAATTAATGGATTTATCAAAATTTAATCTAACGCCTTCAGCAAAAAAAGCTTTAAAGGATTGTGAGCTTATAGCTGAAACATTTGGTCACCTAAAAGTAATAGACCTTCATCTTATAATTTCTATATTGGAGTTTAATCACAATAATATAGATTTTGTATTTAGCTCAAATGGGATTGTTAAAAAGGGAATTAAAAAGAGTATGGAGTATGCCGTCTCTAACTATAAAGAACCCAAGAGAAAAAAGAAAATATATTCTAAAGAAATAAAAGACATTCTAGATGACGCGCTTAAGCTATCATCTAGGCTAAAAGATGAATTCATTGGGATAGACCATATACTATTTATTATACTAACCACAAGAGAAGAGATATGTGATTTTTTAATCTCTCTTGACGTCGATCTAGAAAAAATAAATAAAGACTTTAGAGATGTTATAAAAAATGGCGTCCCAAAAGAACTGGTATCATCGAATCAACCAGTAAAAAATCCAAATGCCGAATCGCTTTCTGGAATTTCGGACTGGTGTGAAGACTTAAATGAAAAAATAGATGCTAGGGGAGACTTTGAAATTTTTGGGAGAGATGAAGAAATAGATAGAATCTTTGAAGTGCTTCTTAAGAAAAACAAAAGTAACGTAATTTTAGTAGGAGAAGCTGGGGTTGGTAAGACTGCAATAGTAGAAGGCATGGCGGAAAAAATATTAAAAAGGCAATGCCCAGATCTGCTTTTGCATAAAAAAATACTTTCATTAGACTTGGCTTCGGTTCTTGCTGGAACGATATATAGAGGACAAATGGAAGAGAAACTAAAAAAAATTCTAGATCAATTATCGGCAGACAATCATTACATTCTTTTTATTGATGAAATACACAACATAATTGGCGCTGGGGGTGGTTCAGATGGCGGAGGTTTGGACTTTGCGAACATAATGAAACCAGCTCTATCTAGGGGCGATATTTCATGTGTTGGAGCTACTACTAAAGAAGAATACGAAAGATTTTTTAAGAAAGATTCTGCCCTAAATCGTCGTTTCGAAAAAATTGACGTAAAAGAGCCAACTAAAGAAGAAACTCTTGAATTAATCAAAGTGGCTAAAAAATCATATGAAAAATTCCATCAAGTCGAATATAAAGAAGATGTTGTTGCTAAAATTATAGACCTTTGTGATATTTATTTAACAAATAAAAAATTTCCAGACAAAGCTTTCGATATCTTAGATGAATCTGGAGCGAGAAGTAAAAAAATAAATTTTATTCGTCCACAAAAAGCTAAAAATATGGAGAAAAAGCTGATGGATCCTAAATTTCAAGAAAGTCCTCAATTTTCAAAATTTCAAAAATCTTATGCTAAAATTATAGAAAAATGGGGGAAAAGTCTAGAAAATAAAGTTTTTCCTGTTGACATTGAAATAATATATGATATATTTGCATTTAAGTTAAACACCTCTAAAGAAAATATCAAAGAGGGTAAAAACATCCCATTATCAGGTAAAATAGGATTTTAATAATTTATTATGAGAAAAACAAATCGTATCGTAAAAACAATGAAGCAAAGCGGAGGCCGATTTTTTGGCCTTCGGACAAAAGACGGGGCTAGCTATAACGCTCAGTTCGTTAATGAGACTCCTAGTTATGTGGTTATTCATGACCGAAATGCTGGTATTAGGCGAAAGTTCGCCAAAACTAGTCTAACTGGACTCAAAATGGGTACAGTAAGTATCTAATCAACTAGGGCGGTAGAAATACCGCCTTTTTTGTGTAATATAATCTATCTATGGCAACCAAGGAAAAGGAAGTATATCTAGGTAATCTTTTTACGATTGATAGCAGACCCGATCAAAGAGATCGAGAAATATCGGAATTTGAAGAAGAGTTAATCAGATCGTATCTCAAAGATATAATTTCAGATATCGAACAAGCTGAAAGTACAATCGAATTAGTGAGTTCAAACTTTTTTTATGAAAGCTACTCTTTCGTCAGCCAAGACAAAAAATACTTACTAAAAATTAGTTTAGATCCAGATAACGGAAAACTTTCTACCGAAAAAAAAGCTTTGGAGTCCGTAAGTGATTTAATATCACCTAAAATAATAAATTATACAAACGATGAAGATTCTGGAATTGAGTTTCTTCTTTTTGATTGGGAAAACGGCTATAGTTTCGATTTTTATGGGATAGACGATCTCATTTACAATATTGGAACTTTTGTTTGCAATTTAGATTTTATGCACGAATCTAATTCCTCAGAGTTGTTATCTTTTAAAGACAAATTCATTCAAAACGAATCAATCATAGAACTTTTTGAAGCTGCAGATGAAAAAGAAAAAGCTATTTTTGAAAAATTAGTATATTTAAATCTAGACGATGTAAAAAACATTTTTTCAACACTTAAAAATATTTTTGAGCAGAGTTATTCAGAGGACATAACCGTCTTGTGTCACTCTAACCTTAAAAGTAGTAATATTTTATATCAATCAGAATTGATAAAGTTTATTAACTTTGAACACTCTCATAAAGCAGATATTTATTATAGCCTACTAAAAGTAATTAATAATCTTTATTTATTTAAATCATCCAAAGATGTGATTTTATTTTTGCAAAAATACCACTCTTTTTCTAATTTAGTTAATGATATATCTTTTGAAGAGTTTTTAAATAAATACGAGGAAAAAAAAGAAACAAATCGACTTTTGCTTTTTCAAGATTTATTACACAGGGTACTTTTTCACTTCAACGCTTATGGAGCTTTTTACAGATCATCAGACTTAATAAGATATATCGAACTATATAATAATCTCAGACCAACTATAAGAAAATATTTTTCTGAACATATAAAAAGTTTAGATAAATTGTTTTATACATGTATCCAAAGTGTCGAAACTTATGATATAGATGAATTAAAAACAATCGCGGGAGTTGTCGATGAAGAAGAAGTCGATGAAGATTACTCAAATCCAGGAATAGAAGAATACGAAGCTCAAGATTAGTTAATATAAAACAATAGAATATTGCATTTATTGTATTATAATCTTGCATGAGTCACAAACAGCACGATATTTATAAGCCAAATTCTTCTAACTCTGGATGCGCATTTTCCTTCAAGATTGTTGAAAAAGATAAAGAGGGAAACAATCAAAAACCGTCATTTCTTGTCCAATCGATCAAGCAGGCTAGTTGGAACAGTCAAAAAAGAACGGGATCTTTTAGCGCTAACGCTAAAGACCCAGAAAAGAATATCTATTTTAAATTAGGAGAAAATGAAATTGGGGGAATGCTCCATGCAATCGAAAATTATGTAGAGTTTTCTGCTTATCATAGTTATAATGACGATAAAACTCAAATATCTTTCAAGCCCTACACAAAGAAAAATGGCCAAAAAGCTTTTTCTTTCAGTGTGGTCAAAAACTCTACTTTAAAATTTGGAATGGGCGTTGAGTTGTCAGAGGCGAGAACTCTGAAAGGCTTGTTTGATCTTTTCTTGTTTAAGTATTTTAATTACTAATGAAAAGAATTCTTTTCCACTCTAATTCGGCTAAAGCCTTTACTGGATTTGGCAAAAATGCAAAAAATATTTTGCGTTACCTACATAAGACGAACAAATATGAAATTATTGAATTCGCAAATGGCATGCAGTGGGGCAATCAATCTCTTTCATTAAGGCCTTGGAAGGCACAAGGGTCTTTGCCTAATAATCCTGCGCTAGTTAGAGAACTACAGTCAGATCAACAAAAATCTAGAATAGCCTCATATGGGGGCTATATGATTGACCAGGCTATAAAAGAATATAAACCAGACATTTATATAGGATGCGAAGATATTTGGGCTTTTGCAGATTATTGGAAAAAACCTTGGTGGGACAAAATTAATAATATGATTTGGACTACATTGGATAGTCAACCAATACTTCCCCAGGCTTTAGAGGCGGCGCCAAAAACTAAAAATTTTTATGTATGGGCATCTTTTGCAGAGAAAGACATGAAGCAGCTAGACCACAGCCACGTAAAAACCTTGCACGGAACAGTAAACACAGAAGATTTTTATAAAATAAGTGATCTTGATAAACGAAAAATAAGAAGCAAATTTAATCTTTCTGATGAATTTATAATTGGGTTTGTATTTAGAAATCAACTCAGAAAAAGTGTGCCTAATTTGCTTGAGGGTTTTAAAATATTTAAAAAAGAATGCCCCAAAGCTAAATTATTGCTTCATACTCACTGGTCTGAGGGTTGGGATATTCCAAGACTACTAAAAGAAAAAAATATAGATAACAATGATATCTTGACAACTTATTTTTGTTCCGCTTGTCAAAATTATGCAATCGCTCCGTTTTGCGGTCAAGAACAAACTTGCCCATTTTGCGGATCTGAAAAAACTTTCAATACCACAAATACTAGACATGGAGTAGATGAATCGCAGCTAAATGAAATTTACAATATTATGGATGTTTATTGCCATCCATTCACTAGCGGCGGTATGGAAATACCAATCTTTGAAGCAAAAATGACTGAGCTTATAACCTTAGTTACAAATTATTCTTGCGGAGAAGATTCTTCTACCCCTGAATGCGGAAGTTTCCCCCTTGATTGGTCTGAATATAGGGAGCCAGGAACTCAATTTATTAAGGCTTCAACTTATCCATCAAGCATAGCCAAACAGCTTAAAAAAGTTTATAATATGAAGTTAGAAAAAAAACTTCAAATGGGTAAAAAGGCTAGAGACTGGACTATTGAAAACTACTCCACAGAATCTGTTGGGAAAAAACTAGAAAAAATTATAGATGAAATGCCAGCAATAGAATATGATTTTGACTGGGGAAAAGAAGAAAAAGGCATAGAGTTAGAGGATTTACTAGATGAAGGTAAGCGAATAGCTATTGTAATGCCTCAATCTGCTGAAGATTTATTAGCAATCAATTCTTTAATTGATAGTTTGCAAGACCTCTATGAAGACCACGACATTTACGTTTTCACAATGCCAAATTTCTTCCCTTACATAGAAGATCATCCTAAGGTTCATAAAGTTTTACCGTATTCTGAATCAATAGATAATCCTCAGCTTTTAGAAGGCGTTGGTAATCATAAAGGATTTTTTGAATTGGCGTTTTTCCCGTTTTACCACACTCAAAAATTTCAAAATTATCATCATAACGGAATAGACAAAACACATTATAAATTATATGAGTAGTATAACAGAAGTTTATGCCAAAGACCTTGGCGCTAAAATAGGCAAAGCAAAGATTACGGAACACTTTCATCCTATACCAGAAGAAAAATATATAACCTTCTTTAAAGAAGATCCGAATCAGGTAAATCAATATGAGTACTGGGAGATTGTTTTTTCTTTGTTGAATCCATTTTTTCAAAAGCATAAAATAAAAGCTCTCGAAATACACGACAAAAAAACTCAGAGCCCTAAACAAAATAATTTTTTAATTAAAAATTCAGAACTATATTTGGGAATTGCAAATTATTTTATGTCAACAGCGGATATTTATAAAAAACCATCCGTATGTCTTTTATCCAATTCATATCCTAGTAATATAAATTCGAAATACTCTAAAATCATTAACCCAGATTTCTCTTCAATTAAGCCTTCTTTTTCTTCTCAAGAAAACAAAAAAAGAATTAATGAAATACCCCCAGAAAACGTGGCTCAATCCGTCTTAGATAAATTAAACATCAAAGAAAAAATAAAGTTCAAAACTTTAAGAATGGGCTATAGATACAGCCAAGATCTCGTAGAAATAGTGCCCAACTTTTTCTTCCCACATCAAGACTTAATCAATAAAAATATAAATATTAAATCTGATATTCATTTCGATAAAGACAATATTATTAATTGGTGCAAACATTCAAATGTAAATCTTTTCTTAGACAAAGTTATGGATGACGATACAATTGATTCTTGTACGAACTTGAAGCAAGTAGTTTTTAACTATAAATCTGGACATCAAAAATTAGATCTTTCAAATTTTATTAAAAAATTAAAAAATAATAAAATCAACTTTGTCATTGAAGTCCAAGATGAAAAAATGTTTTCTGATGTAAGCTTAAAATATTTTGATCACAATGTAATCAAAAAAAATAATACCAAAATAGAAGATATCCCAAATACAGAGTGCAAATTTCTTTCTAAAAAAAGATTCATCTCAGAAGGTAAAATATTTAATTCAGAATTTTCTTCTAAAACGCTTGACAATTCTAATAAATTCATCTACAATGAAATCTCAAAATCAGAAATAGAAAGTTTATACCTATATGTCGAAGAGTAAATTATATGGCCCAGATTTGTGGCATCGCAACGACGACGGACTTTTAGAGTCCGTTGATTACGAATTTAATAAAGATGGATCCGTCAATTGGCGCGCCATGATAAGTCCAGAACACTTGTATCCCAACAAGGATCACTTTGAAATGCGCAAGATGCCAGTTCCAGACTCTATTGAGGGACTAGAAGATAATCAGCTTTTAATCAAACTCGGCGGAATCAAAGAGCTCGCAAAGCTTCGTGGCTTTAATAATGTGACTTATGATGTTACAGAGTCTTCGGATAGTCGTGTTGTTGTCCAATGCATGATAAATTGGATAGAAAACTACGAAAGTAGCTGTCCTCAAACTTTTGCTTCCATAGCTAACGCTACAACACATAATACAAATGGATTTGCTGCTAAGTTTTTAGAATGCATCGCAGAAAATCGTGCATTTGTCCGTACTGTTCGCAACTTTCTTGGTATCCATATTGTTGGGGCTGACGAAATTGACTCATCCAAAAACAAGTCTCCTATTGTAGCTCCCCCATCATCCTCTGGAGCGAAAGATATTAGCCCACAGGGCATTTTAAAAGAAAAAGCGGGTACAGACTTCGATTCGTTCAAAGGATGCCTTAGAGCATGGTACAAGACTGGTGCTTACACTAATGACCCAGAAGTTATCAAAGAGTGGTCGGATTATAAAGATGTTCCCGCCAAGGAATGCCGCAAGCTTTTAAAGCTTCTATGATTTTTGAAATAAAAACAGATTCTGAATTAACAGAGCTGAGAGATGTTTTAGAAAATTTTTATAAAATATTACCGTATAAAAAAGATTTAAATGGTTTTAAAAAAAATTGGATTCCAGCTTGGAAAGAGTTAATTCAATCTAAAAAAGGTAAAATATTTGCTTTAGAAAAAGAAAGAAAGATCATAGGAGCCCTAGGGTTTTTGATAACGCCAGCTCTGGAAGATGGGGCCCTTTGCGCTACAGAGGCTTTTTGGTATGTAGATGAACAGCACAGGGGTGCTGGATTAAAACTACTTAATAAATATGAGTCTTATGCAAAATCTATAGGTTGCAAAAGAATAGGCATGGTTCATTTGGAAAACTCAATGCCAGACAAATTAAAGAAACTATATACTCGAAAGAAATACAAACATATCGAAAGCATGTATTTGAAAGAATTATAATTCTCCTAGTATAAAACCAGTTCTAAGGTCATTTTCATCTAACAGGCAAGTAATATCAAATTCTGCGAACTCGCTGTCGCTAGGTATCTCAATTGAATTATTAGAAACAGTAAAACTAGTACTACTAGATACAATATTAGCGCCACCGCTTCCAGAAATTATTATGTCTTTATTGTCGATCCTAACTCTAAAAGCGCCATAAAAGTCTAACGGTATTGTATCGTCAATTATTATAGTGGGCTTGCTATTATGTCCAGCAAATATTTCTATAGTTTCTCCTCTACCGACCCGTATGTCATTTGCATTTGTTCTGCTTATCAAAAATCCTGTTTTTTCTATTTTAGTAAAAGTATCAAATCCACTGAACATGATACCGCTTGTAGGGGGTGATACATCTCCGAATGTTAAAAAATCAGTTGGTATAATTTTATAGAAAATTTCTTCTTCTACTCTCTCTTCTCCGTTATCGCCAGTAATTTTATCAGCTGTTACATTTACCAGAAAAGTATCCTCGCCAGGGTTCAAATTAACAGAAAATTGAGATACTCTATTTGTATGAAATAATGAATCTACCTCAAAATTTGGTTCGTCTCCAGTATAAACATCTGCGTTTTTTACATTTTGAATGGAAAGTCCGTCTCCGATTGTATTTAAATCTCCTGAAAAGGTAGCCTTTAGATTTATCTCTCTTTCTAAGATTTTTATATTGTCCATTAGCTTTTCTTCTGGTTCTGAACCAGTAGGATCAAATAAAACATTTTTTCCTTCAAATTCTAATGAAGTAACCGCAAATTGGGGAAACTCTATTACAAGCCTACCAGAACCACTAGGAAATCCTATCGACGGATCTTCGAGCCCGCTACAAAAACATTCGACTATGTACCCACTCTCAGCTGGGTGCGTTCCTATAACTGTTTGATTAAATATCATAATATACCTGTTACTCCTATTTGTAAAAATTGAAAATTAGAGGTTTTGTTTCTGTCTATTATTGCTTGAGATCTTTCTATAGCGCCTACAGTGCTAACGGTTGCCGTGTCTACGGTTGAAGTATCTTCAAGATTTGGGAAATCATCTACATCTAATATAAACTTTGTCTTTGAATTGCCTTTATAACTACTTTTAAAGTTATCTTTCGAAGTAAAAAATGTATTACTCGGATTTTGTCCTGTCCTTAATCCAATATAATTTATTATATAACCGCTTGTTAAAGAATTTCCCGCCAATTCAGAATTTCCCAACACCTTATATCCTGTTTGAGAGTCAAAGGTTGTTAAAAGCAAATTATCAAATGCTGGAGCACTAGTATTCCCTAACAAGGCTGCTGTAGATCCACCAGTCCAAGATGGAACAAGAGTAGGATGACCCACGTACGATGTATTTCCACCCGACCAAGCAATTCTATTATGGCTGAGTAATGAATTAAAATTATCAAGCGGGCTAACACTATCTGTAATTGTTCCATCTAATATTGTGGCGCCACCTGTCCAACTAGTAACATTTCCTGGAAAGTCTACATTTTCTCCACCCGACCAAGCAATTCTATTGTGAGAATAACTATTAGCTGGATCGTCATCGCATAATATCCAAGTGTTATTCGTTCCAGTCGTTTTTATTCTTAGTCCAGAGGTTGCCGTATTTACAAATAAATCTGCACCTCCAGTATATGTTCCATTGAAGCTATTTGGATTATCTACCATCCCGCTTCCTACCGAACTTAAAGTAAATCCAGTAAAATAAGTATTGGCTGGATCATCATCGCACAATACCCAAGTATTATTGATTCCAGTTGTTTTTACCCTTAAACCAGTGGTCACGGTGTTCTGGTATAAAGTTCCACCTCCAGTGTAGTCTCCATCGAAACTGTTTGAATTATTTACCATTCCGCTTCCAACGTTATCCACAGTAAATCCAGTAGAATGTTGAGTTATATTCGTATTAGTATGTAAAACTGCACTGCTTGCACTTACTCCGTCTAAATAGCCAGATATGGCCGTCTGTCTTTGTATTGCAACTTGCAAATGATGCAAGTTACCATCATTTAAAGAAGCTCCTCCATTACCAGTAATAGCTATATAATCTATTCCATTTAAATTTACATAGTTTTTTCCATCACCAGATTGGAACCAAGCTATTCCAGTTCCATTTTTATGGGATTCTAATAAGTATTGTTTTCCATAAAGACCTGGATCGAATTTCACCCAAGCTATCATTAAAAAATCAGAAGTGTCTACGCTTAAATTCTCTCCCGTTATTAGCACATGATTATTTGAACCATTAGTATTAGTCATCCTGATACCATTATCAAGTCCACTTGTAAGCATTTGCTGATAAAGTCTATTTTGATTTCCTGTTTCATGTACTACAAAAAATTTATCTTTAAGATAATCGTCCTCTCCAGACCTTTGGCACAGGACAGCGTATTGATCGTGGTTATATTTAGCATCTGTAACCGAAGGTTCAGAAGCATTAAATTCATTTAAAATTGGGTCACCAAAAGAATAATTTGCCACCCCAGTAGATGCATAATTTAATACTGCCACGGGTAAATTAGTCCCCGTTTGATTATTTAATCCTAATTGATCTGTCGCTATGTAAGCGTATTTTCCTGTACCGCCCGCTGCACTTGTACTATCTTGGAAAGCAGCAAAGAAAAATCCAGTATTAGACAGTCCAGTTATGCAAGTTTCGGTAGTTTCTTTTTCACTTGAGCTGCTGCCTGGTTGTTGTAATTCTATAATAAGGTTAGGGGTTGATAAAAATGGCTCTACAAATTCCACCGCTTGATATCCCGTAGTATTATTTTTATTTACAAAATGGACTTCTATTCTGTTAGTATCGACGACATAATTTCCAGTTTTACAAGCTACATATGAATAATTAGTTTCATTAAAATTATCATCAGGATCGTCGTCAAATGATCTTACGCTAAAATTGTTACCATTATTATTTGTGAATCTTCTACCCAATGGTCTATATACATCATCAAAAGAGCCAGATACTTTTTGTTGGGTGAACACGGCTGGAGGATCGCTAAAACCACTTTCAAAACTTACAGTTCTATTGCTATTGTTGCCTGCTGGTACAGTGAAACTGCCAACTTCAAAATGCAAGCCTGGAGGGACTCTATATTTTCCATCTCCAGTGTATCCAAATATTTCATTAATTTCTGCATTAGTTATTGCAAAAACATTATCGTTCGTCAAGGTTCTAAATGAGGTTGATTTAATATTTCCGTCAATATCTAATATATTTATTTTTTGTGCTTGAATTGTTTGTTGCACATCAAAACCAGTGTTGCCAAACACATCTTCAAATTCTAAATTTACAATAGCATTTAGCGACCTGTCGTTTTCAAAAAAAGAATTTTGAGCTACTCCAGTCTCGGCAGCATTGTCAAATGTAGAACCAAAATCAGTGTTTATAGATATGTTAGAATATTCAGTAAAAGCTTCTTGATTATTGAATGAAAAATCATCTATATCGGTAGTAAAACTAAGTGAAAATGATTGATCTGATCTAACATTTATTGGTGTCACATTTTCAGAGAATACGCTAAGTGAGTAAGTTCCTATCTGATCTATTCTAGATGTCCCACTTAATGTAATACTTGTTGTGGTAGTGCTACTCTTAAAATGTTCGCTAACTCTTGTAGTTGAATCAGGCTCATCTAAAATAATTACATATTTTTCTGGCACCTTTTCGCTTGGATCAGTTATTACTAAATTTAAATTTAAAGATTTGTCTGCGTTTTCAACAAAAGCCCCCGTAACAACATTAGATGGTATATTAGGTCTAAGAACTTCAGTTATGGCGAGATTCGGTTGGAATGCATCTACGCCTAGATCGAACGATATATTTTCTTCTACAAATTTAAATTTACCAGTGTGATGTATTGTTGCTGACACATTAAATCCTAGATTTTTATCTTCTGATATATTTAATACTCTATAATACTTTGGGTTTCTTCCGCTCGAATCAATATTATAAATTGACCCATGCCTTATATTTGCGTCTTTTTCTGAGAACCACTGACTACCAGTATTGCCATCAGCAAAAGTTTCTAATCCGTTTATGAATATGGCAACACCGCTATCTATAACTTCATAACTAACATTTGGTTGACCAGGAGTGCTTTCTTTTATCTTTAAAGATATTACTTGTGGATTATGTAGTTCTTTATATAGCTCGTTATTTGAATTAGGATTTTTATAAAAATCTTCAATTCCAGATTTACCTATCGGATTATATATATGTATATTGCCTCCAGTTACATATTCAGTTAAATCACTGCCTATTGCTGGCTCAACTATTATGGCTGATGGCCCCTTTCCAGAATTTAATGTGTTTATATTTGTGGTGCCGTCTGGATCATAATAATTAGTTACTCCGCTCGCCCCTAAAACTGTTCCATAGTTTCGAGTGAAATTCTTCATCTCATCTTCAACTCTTATAATGTCTCCTGGTTGTACCAAAAGAGCTTCTAAGCCAGCATTAAAAGATATTGTTTCTGTTGTATTCTGCGATTCAAATAAAATATACTTCGCCAATCTATGAGCTTGAGCCTTTGAGGTGACTCCGACTCCATCTATTTGTTTAAAATTTAAACCTACATGCTTTATAGCTTCGGGGTCTTCTACATATTCGGTCTGTGCTGTATAATTATTTCTTTTATCCAAAAAAGAAACTTCTACAGCGGATAGCTTTGTTTGCCTATCAACATCTGCGTATGAAAACATTCCGTCTTTAACATTCAAATTATTAAAAATTAAATGAGGCGGAAACTTATTTTCTTTCGGTGCCGAGTTTGTAGTATTATTAAAGTCTTCAAAAAGATACGGCCTATCTACTTTAACTGATACGCAAGAATTATTAAAGTATGTCATTGCCCTAAATGATCTAGCTAGATTTTGAATAGCGCCGAAAGCGTCACTCTGATCTTTCATTAATATATTGCAACTAAATCTAGGCTCAAGTCCACCAAATCCATCGTCCAATCCAATAAATTTGCCAGCACCCCCCATATCATTAGTAGTCTTGCTTCCGTCATTCATTGTCACGGCATCGCAATACATTCCTATTTCATATAGAGTCCATTTATCTATAATATCTATATCTTGCAAATAAGATCCTAAACCATATCTTCTATTAGTTAAAATATCATAATATATCCAAGCTGGATTATCCGACCAAGAATATTTAAAAGTTCCATCCCACGCTCCATCATAAATAGTGTCGCCTCTCGTTGTAGTGCCTGATCCATCCCAAAATCTCTTATCAGTTCCATCATTATTTATTGGAGTATAATTTGAAGGTATTTTTATTTTTTTACCTTTAAGCCTAAATGTTCTTGCTGGAATTTGCGGGTGATATTGGGAATCTATCTGACTAGCTACATAACAACTTCCAGGATAGTAAAATGTATCTAGATATTTTTGTGTTATTGTGGCTACGCCAACACTTCTATTAACTAAATTAGAAATTGTTTCATGTTGCACTTTTGATATTTCTATATAATTATATAAGTCAGTATCAGATAGTGTTGGTAAAGTAATATCTTCTAAAGTTAATGAATACGGAGATGTAATAATTCCCCTAACTGCCAACTTTCCATTTCCATCTCCAACCGTTTTACCTTTTCCTGGTCTAACTGTAAAAACTGCAGGAGAAGTTGTCACGTTACCATCTTTATCAGCTTTTCCGACAGTGACTGTAAAAGTTACTGTTAGCGGCAAGGGTGTTCCCATTTTACTTTTACCCGCTTGATTTTCACTTTTGCTAGAGAATGATTTTGTGTCACTTAACGCGTCTATTTGCAAACCTATATCTAGTTGATCTACATCTTTATCATAATTTGTATAATTAAATGGTTTAGCCGCTTGTTCAATTGGTACATATTTTTGCCAAGTTACAAAATTTCTCGCTGAAGTTCCTTCTCTTCTTATATCTTTACTTCCTGAACCTGTTCTTGCGCCTTTTTCTCCGCCTACGTTCAGATCATAAGGGCCCTTAATTGGAGTAGACACTTTGTTTAACCTACTTGGTTGAGAAACAAGATTAGATTTACCTTGTAAAATTTTTCCACTTTTGAATTCAATATCATATTTAGAATGAGTTGAATTACCATCAGGGTCTCTTATCGCTAGGTCATTAAAATAAATTCCTTGATCAATAGATGGATTTGTTCCTCCAATAATATTAACTTCTGTATTAAAATTTTTCTGGTTTCTATTAGCGAAAGTACTTAAAAATTGCCCCCTTTGACCAACTAAACCCGCGACCTCACCTTCGCATAACAAATCTATCACCTCGTATATTTGATAACCTTGTTTGGCGGCAGCCGCAGATGGCGGCATAAGATAAGAAGGTGAAGCTCCCTTACTTCTACCAGCTATAACTATCTTTTTATTAAATATGCTTTTATAAAAACCCATTATCCTAAATCTTCAGCAGTGACATTTGTTGAAATAACATTAGAGCCAATACGAAGCTCTCCATAAAGCAATGGTATAGGAAAACCCTGAACAGCATTGTTTTCTAAATTAGTAAAAATGTAGCTAGACATATCAATTTTACTTTCTGCCGTCTGGGGTTTTGGAGTTTCAATTGGAAACAATAAAGACATAATGCCTTGAATTAACATTCCAACCGCCAAATTAGCCAAAAATCCACCACTTGCTAAAGCTGTTCCTAGACTTGCAAGAGCGCCAGCTACGAATCCACCTATACCCGTGACGACTGCTGCTACTGCAGTAAAAACAAATGCGCCAGTTATCGTTGGGACAATATGTATTTCTTTAGGAGCATTGGCTGAGGACAATTCTTCAACCGTTTCCCATTTTTTATCTGGATTTTGCGGGTCTATAAAAGCATAACTCAAACCCTCTTTAAATTTAGAAAGCAAAAAATTCTTAACTCCAGGATTATTCGCCTCTAAGGCGCTAGTAATCTCCAAAAGCTTTTTTACTTTAAATTTATGATTTGTACCATAAATTTCTCCAAATTCTCCGTGTATAGTTACGTTAGTCATCCAAATACTCCTTTAACATTATTACACCTTTTTCCGATCTTTGAAAATTAGGCATATCAAATAAATTAAATCTTTCTGTAACCAAAGAGTATATCAAAAATGGACAAAGGCAGTTTTTTGAATTTTGCATGTCGTATTCGGAAGGTTCCTCTCTACCACTTACATGAGTATGAAATATAGCTAATAAATCTCCCGCTAATTTTACTTGCAAAAAATCTGCTGGATTAATTAAAAATATATCATCATCATTTGAATGATTTTTGGCAGGCTTAAATATTAATTCGCCATCCTTATAACATACAAAGCCACAAACTTCCTTTTTTAAGTCTGTATTAGCGTATGCGATTAAATCGTTTCTAAAACTATCCTTTAGGTGGGTATGCATGTGTTCCTGGAAATCCTCCAAATCTTAATCCATTTTTTCCAAATCTTAGTTTGCAGGCTGAAAGTTTTTTTGAGCATTCATCTCTCTTCCAATTAGCGGATATTGGTGGGAAATTTTCATTTCCACTTATATTATTTTCGACACAGACATAAAAAGTTCGCAAGGGTTTTATCGAAGCGCCATTTATAGAGCTTTCCGAATCATCGTTAGAAATGTCATGGTTTGGTATTTCTATGAATATATGATCTCCTGCTTGATATACTGTATTACGATTCCATCTACCCTTTAAATCCGTTCTAGATGTTGTCACGACAGATCCAGCAGAATTTTTAAAATCTTCATCATTTGCTGCTTTTATAGGTTCTTTGTTATAAAGGCATCCATGTCCCCTATATACCCATGTACAATATTTTGAATAAACATTTCTGTTTGGAAGGAAGGTGTTATCTAATTCAAATACAGTGGATAATTCTAATTCCACCAGATCTTTTGTTTCTGTAGTCCTCCTATTTATATAATAGGTTTCATCTGGTAAATACGAATTTGCAGAAGCTTCGCTATTCTGAGTTACTACATCAATATATGGATTTTTTCCTCCTGGAAAATTGACATCATCTAAAAATCTAGCAAAAGTTCTTTTTCTTACTAACTTCGCCCCAATTAGGTTGTTATGAAGTTTAAGATATTTTGATATAACAAAGTCTATGTTAGATACTTTTAGTCTCGGCCTAGGAAGGCTGTTGTCCCCCTTTACCTCAAAACCGCTAACCTCCATTGGGTAGGATACGTATTCTTGAGTTTGCCATATTATCCTGTCTACCGAAACAGTGTTTCGGGAGACACCAGGACTTATGGGAGTTATAGCTAAGACGCTGTTTTGATCATCTGGCCAAGCGTAATATATCAAATAAAATTCTAATATCTGACTTGGTTCAAGAGATACCGCTTCAGATGCTACTTTTTGATTTATTCCTTCTGCCATATTTACCTTTACACTTTCTTTGCTTCTTTTATAATATATTATGTTGCCCAGAATTAAAGATTTGTTTCATGAGTATCAAAAAAATATGTACTCAATTTTGTCTAATATAAGCAGATCAGAGTATAATTTTATAGTAGAATCTTTGGATAATATAACCGAAAAGGATATTCTTGACAATGAACATCTTTCTTCTTACTCCTTTGTAGTTAGCATAGAAGGGGAAGAGATCAATGCTTCTAGGTTTATTGTTGGAACAAAAACTAATCCAGCACTATTTGAAAAAAATGCTCTGAATATGTTAGGCAATTTAAATATATGCCCCAAAACCCCAAATGGGTTCGAATGGTATGGAGTTGGTTGGGATATAAAAAACAATCAAATAAAAATATATTTTTTAAAAAACGACCTTTCTCAAATATATTGTGAAGAATACAGCAGAAGTTCATCTGGGAAAATGAGAGAAAAGCTTTACGACGTAGGTAAAAAATCTACAATAATGCACAAAGATAATGAAACAGTGAATCAAATCAACTCAAATACTTACGACCACGAAGTAGTGAACAAAATGATAGGGTTGGGTTTTAATTTGGATACTTACAGTCAATATAGAGATAAAATAACACTGTACTTTGATTAATATGGAAAAACAGGAATTTACACAAGAAGCAAACTACCTTCAGTCTTATTTGTTAGCCAGAAGACAATTTAAAAAAATTATTAATAATTTTGACTCGAAAAAGTTTAAAGAAAATTTTGATGAGCTTTTTTTCGACGATAGTAACTTTAAGCTTTTTTTAAAAGACAGAAATGATATTATTTGTGGAGCTCTTGGTTATGTTTACGAAAAAAGGGTTTTTATGGATATATTTTTTTGGAACTATGATTTAAACGACTACAACATGCATACTGTAAGAGTATTTTTCGAAAAATTTTTCTCAAAAACCAGAGATATGGGGCTTATGGAAGCTATTTTACCACTAGACGAAAACAGAGAAAAGTTTGCATCGTTCAAAAAACATAATCAAATATTCTTTCGCTCTACCGAGGAGTTTAAAACTGATGATCGATTAATAAATAAATTATATGATCACCAATATCTTCTAAAAGTAAATTATGAACATTATTTTAACCAATCTAAGTAGGTAAAAAGAGTGTAATACATATATATGGCCGAAGATCCACATTTGTTAAGAAGAGAAATCCTGTCAACATTCGACCCCACTGTCATAGGAGGAGGCTCTTTTCAGGATAGAATTACTGATTTATACAATACTTTTCCAACTGGGAATAGTCAAAATTTCCAAATGTTTGTCCACATAATACAAGAGTTAAACAGAAAATTAAACACCTATGGCTTTGCCGACCAAATCGTAGAGCCAATTGACGAGGGATTTCGCCCACTGACACTTGAATTAGGCGGGGGTTATGGATTTTGGACTTATGACACTCCAATAGGAGGCAATAATATAAGAATCAATGTGGTTACAAGTGGCCCAACCGAGATTGATTGGGGCGACGGTAGCACAAAAGATACAATAAGCTCT